TTCTTTAATCCATTGACTGTGAAAAATAAAGATGGTCAATTGTCTTTGTTTATGGGTAAACAGAATTATACTCTAACTGCTAATTCTTTTTTTGATAAATTTAAAACTGGAGATATTCCCAATCATGTGTTGGAAACACTTCCTCAAAATATAAAGCAATCACTATTAAGAGGAGAAAGGGATATACCACTAGATCCAGAGCGTCTTAGTATATTTTACTATAAGAAAGACGATTGGAGACAATGGGCTAATCCTATGATTTATGCTATCCTTGATGATATTGTTATGCTAGAAAAAATGAGATTAGCTGATATGTCTGCTCTTGACGGAGCTATTTCAAATATTAGATTGTGGACGCTTGGTAGTCTGGATCACAAGGTTTTACCTAATAAAGCTGCAATCAACAAGTTACGTGATATTCTTGCCAGTAATGTTGGTGGAGGCACTATGGAATTAGTCTGGGGTCCAGAGCTGTCGTTCCAAGAGTCAAATAGTGAAGTCTATAAGTTTCTTGGATCGGAAAAGTATACCTCTGTATTGAATAGCATCTACGCTGGGCTTGGTGTCCCACCAACACTTACTGGTATGGCTAATAATGGTGGTGGATTTACAAATAACTTCATATCACTTAAGACTTTGGTTGAAAGGCTACAATATGGTAGAGATCAACTTATAACTTTTTGGGAAAAAGAGTTAGAAATTGTTAGACAGGCTATGGGTTTTAGATATAAAGCTCATATACATTTTGACCAAATGACATTAGCTGATGAAGCTGCTGAGAAAAATCTTCTCATTCAACTTGCCGATAGAGATATTATTAGTCATGAGACTCTTCTTGAAAGATTTAAGGAAATACCTCAGATTGAAAATATCAGAATTAAGAGAGAGCTTGCCAAACGTGAAACAGTTGGTCCAGATAAAGCTGGTCCATTTCATCCTCCCCCTCCTCCAGAAGCTGAACCATCGGAAGAGGAAGTGCAAGAACCATCAACTCCTCCAGATAATAGTAAGGATACTGATCTAGAAGCTAAAAACGGTAGACCTTTATTTAAGAAAGATGATGGTCCTAGAAAACAAAGAACAGAACAACCAAGATCCAAATCTCCAAGTTTGGGCGAATTGTTGTACTGGTCTGATAGATCTTTCTCTTACATATCTGATGTGCTTACATCTTCTTTTTTAGGGTCTAAAGAAAAGAAAAACCTTAGACAATTGACGAAAGGTGAGTTTAAAGATCTTGAAAGTCTAAAAGTAGACATATTAACTAACCTGTCACCTCTACAGGAAGTTAATAAAGATACTGTTGTTAAAATGCTTAAATCTCAATGTCGAGTACCAAAGGCTATGTCCTATATATTAAAATCTAGGGATATAAATCTGGATAGTTTATCTGTCGATGACTTTAGGATGAAAGTTATTGGTGTATATATTGAATGTGTAACTGTCGAAAACTAACCTTTTGACAGTTTTTTGTGTATACCAATAAAGAGGTATTCGATGAAAATATATAAAAATGAAATAAAAGACGGCGTTGCTGATTTAGTTCAAGCAAATGCGAGTATTGCATATTGCTCTCAAGCTTTGTTGTGCGCAGATGAATTTGTTGACGATAGTGATTTTATTGCTAAATTGAAGGCTGAAAGCGCTAATCCTAATCAAATAGATTTGTACTACATTAAGTCTATTCTTGTTTCCACCGGATGGAATAAGAATGACGATGTGTTTGACAATCAATCCACATGGGCTGCTAGAGACACACCTGAAGACAAACAATTTAATTTTATGCATAACGAGAATGACATCATTGGTCATATTACTGGTAGTTATGTTGTAGATAAAGAAGGCAATAAAATAGAAGCAGAAGAAGCTCCACAAGAATTTGATATTGTCACAGAAGCAGTATTATATAATAGTTGGACTGATCCTGAAAATAGAGATAGAATGCAACAGATCATTGCTGAGATGGAAGAAGGCAAATGGTTTGTTTCTATGGAATGTTTATTCGCTGGCTTTGATTACGCCCTACTTGATGAAGGTGGTAATGGAAAAGTTTTAGCTAGAAACGAAGATTCCTCTTTCCTTACAAAACACTTAAGAGCCTACGGTGGTTCTGGAGAATACGAAAATTACAAAATTGGAAGATCTTTAAGAGAAATATCTTTTTCTGGCAAAGGTCTTGTTTCAAAACCCGCCAATCCTCGAAGTATAATTTTGGATGCTAGCAAAGCATTTTTAAATTCAAACGTAGATGTTATTAAATTGTCAAAAGGAGAAAATACTATGACAGATAACAATGTGTTAGAACAGCAAATTGCTGATCTAAAGACTGAGCTAGCGTCTGCTAGAGACGAAGCCGTAGAGCTTCGTGCAAAGGTTGACGAAAGTGCCTCCAAAGAATATTTGGACACAATCGCCAAGCTTGAAGAAACCCTCGCTTCACACGAAGAAGTCGTTAAGGCTTTGGAAGTTTCTGTATCTGAAAAAGAAGCTGCATATACTGAACTTTACGAATCTGTAGAAGCAAAAAATAAGGACTTCCAAGAAAAGATGGAAGAACTTAAAAAGATGAAGAAAGAAAAGAAAGTTGAAGCTCGCAAGGCTGCACTTCTTGATCTTGGTTTGGAAGCTGAAGAAGCTGAAGAATCCCTTGCTTCTTACGAAGCTTTTGATGATGAGTCTTTCGCCGCTATTGTAGCAGCGATGGACAAGATGAAGAAAAAGGCTACTGTCAAGAATAAGAAAGAAGACGAAGAAGAAGCCGGTGTTAAGCCAGCTAAGAGCGAAGAAGTAGTAGTAGAAGCTGAAGCTGAAGAAGCTGAAGCCGAAGTAGCTGCTGAAGAAGCTCTCGAAAACGTCGAAACAACTGAAGCCGCTTTGGTAGAAGCTACTGAAGAAGCTGACGAACTTACAGCCACTAGAGCGAGTGTCGCTGAATGGCTCGAAAACAATGTACTTAGCAAATAATTACAAGGAGATTAAATTATGGCTCTAAAACCAGATAGATATGAACTTCAAACCGATATCAGCTTTTTCTACAATGCTGGTACGGCAACTCGCGGTGGCGTTGTTGTTCATGGTGCAAGCGCAGGTGGCGGTGCATCTATGGACGATGGTACTAACTTAGTTAAGTACGACGCAACTGCTGGAAAAATTCCAGTTGGTATCCTTCTTAACGACGTAGTTAACAAGGATCTTACTCGTACTCATCTTAATCAATATAAGAATGAAGTACAAAAGGGTGGTAAGGTAACAGTTCTTCGTAAAGGTTACGTTGTAACTAATAATGTAGATGGCACTCCTGTCGGTGGATCTGGCGCTTATGTCAGCGAAACTGTTGCTGGAAACCTCACAATGGCTACAGATGAAGGCGTACTTGTTGGTCGCTTTCTTTCTGACGCTGATGCTGATGGTTATGCTAAAGTAGAAGTCAACCTTCCCTGATCAATAAACAATTAAAGGAGAATTATAATATGCCTATTACAGAAAGACCTAGTGATGAATTCATCAGTCTTCTCCGAAAATCGGGGGATGCTGATGTAAATGTGGCTCAAGCAGCGCAGCGAGAATTCGCTAAAGCTCTTGAAACGCCACTACGAAAGGGTGTCCTCGTTGGCAACATCCTTGGTGACATTTTTGAAACTATTAATGTCGAAATTGGTTCAACGACTGAATTTCCTCTTGACTTGGTAAGTCCCGGTCTTGAAGGAGAGCATGTCGCTTATACGAATCCCGGTCATGGTAGAATTCCAGAACGGGCCGTTGAAAGTGATTACGTCATGATTCCAACGTACAACATTGCATCATCCGTAGATTACCTTCTACGATATGCTAAAGAAGCGCGTTGGGACGTAGTTGGTCGAGCCATGCAGGTCATGGAAGCTGGCTTCGTTAAGAAGATGAATGATGACGGATGGCATACGCTGCTCGCAGCTGGTGTTGACCGTAACATTCTCGTCTATGATGGCGATGCAACCAGTGGTTTGTTTAGCAAGAGACTCGTTTCTCTTATGCAAACTGTTATGCGTCGAAATTCTGGCGGTAACAGCGCTTCAGTTGGTCGTGGTCGTCTTACTGACCTCTATGTGTCTCCAGAAGCTCTTGAAGATGTTCGCAGTTGGGGTCTTGATCAAGTTGACGAAGTAACTCGTCGTGAGATCTATACAGCTCCTGAAGGCGGTGCGCCAATTACACGTATCTTTGGTGTAAATCTTCATGATCTGGACGAAGTTGGAGAAGGCCAAGAGTATCAGTCGTTCTATACGAGTGATCTTAGCGGTGCGCTTCATGCGAGTTCGCCTGCTGACGTTGAGCTTGTTGTTGGTCTTGATCAGTCAAGCAATGATAGCTTTGTAATGCCTGTTAAGTCTCAGCTACAAGTCTTTGAAGATCCTACTCTTCACAGACAGCAAAGAGCTGGTTATTATGGGTGGGCAGAGCTTGGCTTTGGCGTTCTTGATAATCGAAGAATTATTCTTGGCTCGTTCTAAGAAAATAACTTCTTTTTATGCACTAGAGCCACCCTCGCTTGGGGGTGGCTTTTTGTGTATAATATGGTAGATACTGTACTTTTGGGATACCAAGGAGAAAAAAATGGCAGCTATATCAGACTACTTGGAAAGTCAATTACTAAACTTCCTTTTCAGATCATCAAATAGTTTTATGGGCCATACTATGGCTCAAAACCCCGACAAAGACAACGTACCTTACGGTAAGCCTTTAAACCTTTCAATAGCTTTAACTGGCAGACCTCCACAGGACAACGATACCGGAGAAACTATTGATGAAATACCTGTCAACGTAGATGTTGGCGGTGTCTCTAGAGCAACGAATTACAAAAGGTATGATCTAGGCAGTCCATCAGAAATTGGTGACAACACTTGGTTGCCAGTTGGATCTGACGGAACAAACGACAGTCTAGCACAAGCCTATTCTATACACTCTGCTAGCGCTTCTAAAACTTTTGTTCCTCCGGGAAACTCTACTCCCACTACTGTCCTCATTGGAGATGGATCTACCAAAGGATATTATTATCCTCTATTTTTATCTCAAAGCGCAGTCACTGGTGCAAACACTGTAGTAAAATATAATTTTGTAGATCAGCCGGGAATAGATTTCTACGGAGCTTATTCAACTGGAAGTGACAATAATTTTTACGAGAACCAAGAAACAAATCCAGACCCAACAGATATCCTTATTAGACTATATGAAGATAACGGTTTTATAAAAAATAAGATTAGTCTTAAATTTAATAAAGCTGTAAGTAACTGGGGTTTTGTATCTGGTATTGCTATTTTAGACAGTCCGAATTACGGAGAGGGTAATCTTTTAATGCACGCGCAATTAAAAAATCCTAGACAAGTAACTCCCGGCGATAGCTTATACTTTGATCCTAAAACCCTAGAAATTAGTCTAAAATAATGATTACAGATAAAGCAACTCTTATACAAAACATTAAGAGAGATATACCTGATAATACGGTTGGGGCTATTTCTCCTAGAGATATACGTCAAAGCCTTATTGACTTAGTAGATTCTATACATTTGCTTACAAGCCAGCATCCTCTTCTCTCCAAAAATTTATATACAATACATGAAAATACTACCGTTGTTGGTTTAGAGAATTTTATACATTCAAGCGTTGAAGACGCTCTTACCAAAGACAACACTGCTGTAGGATTTCAAGCATTAAATGCTAGCTATAGAGGTGTTGACAATACAGCCATTGGCTCTCATGCTGTTAGCTGCCTGATTAATGGCGAGTCCAATATTGGTGTAGGCTTTCATTCTTTAGCTGGAAATATAAACGGCTCTGCAAACTTAGGTATTGGTAATTATACTTTAAATGGCAATAGACAGGGCAACTTTAATATTGCTATCGGTCATGGCGCTGGCTATTACGCAGGTCGTGACTCTTCTTACCAGTTCTTTCTTGGTATTCACCCAGTAACTAAAGATTACATTTGTGACAATCCTACTGGTGTTGGCCTAGTACCATTAATGTTTGGAAATCTAGAACAAGGAGAATTATCTCTTGGCGTTGGAGTTAGAACTTTAAATGATGGCTCTATGTTACAGGTTGAAGGTAATATTAATCCACATACAAATCGAGTTCATAGTTTAGGTTCGTCTATTTATCATTGGGATAAAATATATCTTACTAACGGCTTAGAATTTATTGGTGGACCAAGTATACTTTTTGCTAATGGTCGTTTTGACGCAAACAGAACCTTTGCTACAACTCAAGGTTTAATATCCAAAACTTTATCAGTATCTACCACCTCTCTACTTACTGGTGGAGTAGTCATGGGTGAGACCTTATCTGTCGCTGGTGAAGTTGATTTTGATTCTAATGTAAACTTGGATGCTAATTTACTTGTTAAGAAAAATAATACATTCACTTTGGGTTCTCCAAGTAAAAGATTTGGCAGTGCTTTCCTATCTAATGTATACGCTAAATATGTTCAGTCAGATGTGTTTGAAGCTCAAAGACAAGTTCATTTTTCAAACAAAACTTTAAGACTAGGTTCTTCTTCTGATATATATTCTGTAGACGGTGGCGGTCCAGATGGTTTGTTTGATCACTTTGATCCAGCTGATGAGATCTCTGCCCAGCCATATCTTAATGACAACAATCTTGAAGACGCTGGATTAATTATACATTCTACAACTTTAGACCCAACAGAAGCCGCTAAGTATCAATTCGTATTTAAGCCTTTTGGAACTTTGGCAAATGCCAGATCTTCTGCTTACTTTTATTCACGCAACACTTGGTATTCTAATATCAGCCTTACCCTTGCCCCAACTGCATACTTAAATACTCAACATGTTTATGGTCAAGAAAATCTATGTATTGGAACTTTTAGTTCTGTAACTAATACAGACCCAAGAATTAAATTTATTGACAATAAAACTATAGATATTGGATTTGAAGATTCTGCTAATTACGCTAGCATTGGAGATATAAACTTTACTGCTGAAAGCGAAGAGTTAGAAAGTTTTGATATCAATGTAATGTCAAATCAAGATAATGTTAATCTCTTCCATAAATACAGAGTTAATGCTACCGCTTCTGCTAATCATGGTTTTGACGTAGGATATATAAGTGACTCTAGACTTCCTGAACCAGCTTACTTCAACGAACAGGTTGGTCAAAGTCCCAAGAGGTTTGTAATTAGGGGATTCAACGGTCAAAATTATGCGAGTAACGCTTTAACTCTCATGCAGGGTGACACTGACGGTGGTGTTGGAATTAGTAATTTTGCTTATGCAGACAATATGATTCCAGATACTATATTCAACGTCAGAAGTACTGGCAATGCAGTAGCTAGATTTACTGCTGAGTCAGAAGGAGACGTAAAGTCTTCTGTTGAATTATTAACTAGGAAAAATTGCTTAGACTATGGAACAAGTCTCACATACTCAAATGATACAGAATTTTTTGATATATTAACATTTTCTAACAAGCAAGAAGCCAGCTTATTAAGAATGGATAATGGCGGTCATGTAGCTATACAGCCATCTGGCAATCGTTTTACTCATGGAAGTAAGAATGACTTCATGCTGACCCTTGGCAGTCCTAAATATACTGAAGCTTCTTTGGCTATGTTTAGTTCTTCTCAAACTATGCCTCCATCTAGTGGGTATGGAGTTTTGTTTGTTAAAGATAAGCCACTAGAAGATCAAGTTCATGATCTTAAGTTTATGGATGGGTCAGGTAATATATTTAATATTCCAATGACCGCTTCTGCTTCTAGCGATACTATATTTGACAGATCTGTTTACACTACCACTAATGGTGCTACTTATGCTGGATTGGCTACACCACCTACCATTGACAGACTAGACAGTACAAACATACACAACGTTACAGCTTATGGTTTCAGAGCATTTAGAGAGTTATTAGATAGTTCTAATAGTGTAGCTATTGGCGCTAGAGTAGCTCAAAACTTTACTGCTGGAGATAATAATGTATTTATTGGTTGCCCAAATGCAGACGTTACTTCTGGATCTAACAATTTTATACTAGGTGCTAATTCTTTAACTTATACTGGCGCAACATCAAATGTGTTTGATTTAGATGGCAAGATTATTTGCACTGACACAAGTGATTCCTCTGCTGAATATTTCATAGATGGTTATCTAAACTTAAATAACTATACTAGGATTATTACCAATAAGCTAATGTATTCAGGCGGTCAAGGGTTTAGTATCGGCAGAGGTTTTGAAACAGGTGGTACTTTGCAATCAACTAATACTTTGATTGTAAACGAAGACGGAAGTACTCTTAATTCTAACTTGCGATTAGCTACTCAAGGTGGTAATCATGCTAAGTTAATATTTAATGATAATACTGAACTAAGTAGTTCTTCTTTCTTAAACACTATAAGTACTAATACTGCTAATATTTCTTTAGCTAATTCCAAAATACAGCAGAACACAGACGATATAGTTGAGACAAACAAAAAGATAGACGCACAAACAGTAGAAGGTTTTGTTTATGGTGGAACGCTTACTCCACCTTCTCATCCAACTTCTTCTACTACATTTAGAATAGTTCAGTATAAAGAAATGAGTGGAACTTGGCAGGAAGTCTCTGCTGACCCAGATAACGATCCAGCTAGATTTATTGATATAGTAAATAGAGATCCGGGCTTGTCTCTGAATCGTGGTGAATACGTAGTAGCTCAAAGGATAGGAACAGAATATAGAGTTGTATGGATTTCAAATTACAGACTTCCAACTAGTGAGCTGTAGGAATGAGGACTGAGGTATATAAGTATGGCTTCGTACAGTATAACTATAACAGCTCAAGGAAGCTCTAATTATATATTTAATGGATCACATAGAAGTGGTACATTAACTAATTCAGCTGATCCCACCCTTTATTTCAATGAGAACGACACAGTAACGTTCACTTTCAATCAAGGCGGTAGTCACCCTTTTATTATAGAGAAGAGTGGTGAAACCGACTTTGGAAGTTATTCATCAGGGTCTCAAACTTGGACAGCTAGCGCTTCTGGAACGTGGACCTACAGGTGTACATCTCACGGTGGAATGAATGGTAGTATTAATGTGGCGGCTGCTGCTACAACCACTACGACAACCACAACAACTACTACCACGGTTTCACCTTGGAATACCGAAATAAGACTAGAAGTAGCATCTGATCTTTCTATATTTGAAGCTGAGAATAATCTCACTATAACAAAGACAAGCGGCGTTACTGGAATTAATGCTGCAAATAATACAATAAATTTCGATAGTTTTCATCTTCTTTACTTTCCACAGGTTGCTCTTTTTGCTGAAAACACTGATAATTTCCTTTTTACTGGTGAGGTTTCTTTTGATAGCTTGTCTGGAGACAATTTATATACCATAATATTTGGATTTTACAATGAGTTCTACATGCAAGTATTTAACGATGGTAATAATAAAGTTTTTAAAATAGTATCTTTCTCTTCCGCTGTCAACAGCACGGCTGTTACTGGCGTAAATATTAATACTACGGAGACTTATGAATTTACAATAGAAAGAGATGGTAGTAATATCACTTTTGAGGTTGTACCATCTGTTTCTTCTTCTGCGTCAGTAACAATACCAATAACTGGAAATTTTGAATTAAAAGGTTCTACTATTGAGAATCATGCACTTAAAGTTGGTGGTCATGATAGTGGTGGCGGCGCTGGAAATGCGTGGCTTGATGGTACTATCAGTAATTTTGTAGCTAAAACCACAAGGTCAAATATTACACCTACTACCACGACTACTACCACCACGACTACTACTACCACCACCACGACTACTACTACCACGGCTTCGCCTTGGAATTCTGAAATAAGATTAGAAGTAGCATCTGATCTTTCTATATTTGAAGCTGAGAATGATCTCACCATAACAAAGTCAACCGGCGTTACTGGGACTAATGCTACAAATAATACAGTAGATTTTGGTAGTGGTGACAATCTTTACTTTCCAGAAGTTGTGACTTTTGCTCGTACAAATGATCTTTTCCGCATCACTGGAGAGGTTTCTTTTGATGATCTATCATCTACTTCAAACACTCATCCTATAATATTTGCATGTTATCCAGAGATATACTTGCAAGTAGCTACTGTTAGTCAAACCAGCAGAGGACTACCCTTTTCTACTGGTACTAAATGTTTTAGATTATGGTTTCGTAATGTTACGGGGAGTTTCTTTAGCATAACCCTCTCATCTATAGAGCCTAACACTACTGAAACTTATCAATTTACAATAGAAAAATCTGAACTCGGCTCTATACATGCTATGACCCTTACGGTTGTACCATCTGTTACTGCTTCTCAGACAGATACAAGAACAATTCTCGACGTAAGTGTAACGGGAGCGGATCATGTAGCTGTGGGATTTAGACTTGGTGGGTATGTCGATAGTTCACAAGCGGCTAATTTTACTGACTTTGATGGTACTATCAGTAACTTTGTAGCTGAAACTACATGGTCAAATATTACAAATGCACCTACAACAACCACTACAACAACCACAACCCCATTACCAACCATACTAGACATTGACACTAGAACGCACTCTGACCCCAGTGAAGAAATATATGATAGCTCTAGTTCTGGTCACGACCTAGATGCAACATATTTTCAAAAACATTCTTCTATTGCGAACAAAATTGGAAACTATACCATCTCAACTGGAGCAAAGCTTGAAATTAGAAGCTTAGGAAGCATTGCAAGCGCTGACGGTGATTTTCGTATTGAATTCTATGTTACTCCGGGTTGGTATGGCACGACGATGTTTGCTGCAACAGGCGCTAGTCTGTTCGCTAACATGTCGCTGACGGCGGGGGTAGATAATGCTGTTAACGTAAGAATGAGTTCGGGGAGTTTTAAGTTTCAGTGGACACATCCAGATACCTCTAGTTGGAATAGTGTGACTGTCTTTACTAGTGATGGTAGCCGACATGTAAATGGTACTGAATATTATGTAGTAGTTGAGCGTACTAGTGGGACAGTAAGCATCACTGTAGACGGTGGGGTTTATAGCAATCAAACAAGCAGCACAACTAGTCATACTGATTTTTGTGTGAACAATTCTAAGTTTGACTCAGGGTGGAGATTTGGTCAAAGGAGTACTGGTGGTGATGTTGGCAATCATTTTTATGGTGAGTTTAGAGACATTAGAATACAAAGCTCAGACACTGATACTTCTAATTGCGGACCCACAACAACAACTACAGCTCCACCAACAACTACCACAACAACAACTACCACAACAACAACTACCACAACCACAACACTACCTCCAGCCATTGTTCCAGCTATAGATTCATCTGCATCTTGGCAGC